AGTCAATGGCGAATACTACTTCTGGTACATACGTCTTTGATAAGAACTTTGCGATTGATGATTTAATCGAAGAGGCTTATGAAAGAATTGGTATACAAGGAACAGCTGGCTATCAATTAAGAAATGCCAGAAGATCTTTAAATCTTTTATTATCGGAATGGGGTAATAGAGGAATTCATTATTGGGAAATTGGAGAAACCAATATTGATTTAATTGAAGGTCAAACAGAATACAAATTTTACCGTACATCAGCTGATGGAACGAGTGCAACCACTACCCCTACTAATGGAATTTATGGAATTACTGATGTTCTAGAAGCTCAATTAAGAAGCAATAGAACTCAGACTACTCAATCAGATACTCCTATGACAAAAGTAGATAGATCTACTTATGCGGGATTTTCAAACAAACTTTCCAAAGGAACTCCTAATCAATATTGGGTTCAAAGATTTATAGATCACGTAAGTATCAGTGTTTATCCAACCGCTGATTCTTCAAACGCATCTAAAGACATGCACATTTATTATATTAAAAGAATTCAAGATGTTGATGGAACTTACACAGATGCAACGGATGCACCATATAGATTTTTGCCTTGTATGGTTACAGGATTATCTTTTTATTTAGCACAAAAATATGCTCCAGATAGAATTCAAACTCAAAAATTATTATATGAGGATGAATTAGCAAGAGCATTAGCGGAGGATGGATCAGCGTCTAGTACATATATTACACCTAAGACGTATTATCCAAATATTTAATTATGCCAAAATATGCATCAGGAAAAAGAGCATTAGCTATTTCAGATAGATCTGGACTCCAATATCCATGGAGAGAAATGGTAACGGAATGGAATGGAGCATTTGTACATGTTTCAGAATATGAACCTAAACAACCACAATTAGAACCTAAACCAATTAGCGCGGATGGAGTTTCTTTACCAAAAGTAAGACCGTCTAGAACGGCACCGGCGGTGACTCGATTATTACGTGATGATCCTTTTGAAACTTATGGAGCAGGTTCTGGACTTATTAACGTTTGGTTTCCTGGTCACGGTTTAACTGATGGAGATACTTACAGAATTAGAGGTTCGATAACCACATCGCCAGGCACAGGAACTGCTTACGATCCAGTAACAGGAGTTAATGGAACTTCAGTTTTTGGATATAATGATCCTCAAAGTTTTGACGGAATTACTGGAGCAAAACTAGCCTTAGCTGCAGGTTATGCAATTACAACAGGCTTATATAGAAGCGGGGCAAGAGTGGATTCAGATTATGCAAAAGCAAATTATTTTTATTTTACTGTTAATACTGATACAGCTACACTAGGAGATAAAAACGGAGGAGGAGCCGGGTGTTCAATTGGACCCGTGACTATTGAAGCATAATGGCAGGAATATCTTACAGCACATTGGTCACACAACTTAGAAATTACACAGAAACAGATTCAAATGTTTTAAGTACTGATGTTTTAGAAAATATTATTTTAAATGCTCAATCTAGAATATGTCAAGATGTCCCAATTGATGCCGATCGACATATGCAAGATGGAAATTTAGTAACAGATAAGAATAGTATATATGCTCCATCTGGTGCAATATTTACGAGAGGTATAGAAGTATATGATTCTACTTCAGTCGCTACTGGAACTAACAGATGGCTTATCAAAAAAGACGTGACTTGGTTATCTGAATATATAGAAGATTTAACAGGAGATGGTAGTGCCGACGTAACAGGAATGCCTAAATATTATGCTATGTTTGGAGGAGCTACAGGAGACGGTTCAACGAATTCAGGTGGTTATATGCTAGCCCCTACTCCAGATTCAAATTATTACTTTAGAGTTCATTATGATAAAAGACCGGCTACTTTAGAGTCCAGTAATCAAACTAATTATATTAGTGTAAACTATCCTCAACTCCTATTATATGCATGTTTAGTGGAGGCTTATGGTTATTTAAAAGGGCCTATGGATATGTTGACATTATATGAACAAAAGTATAAAGATAGTATACAAACGTTTGCTTCTCAACAGATAGGAAGAAGACGTAGAGACGATTATACGGACGGTACGGTCAGAATTAAAATTGATTCGCCGAGTCCTTAAGGAGAAAAAAAATGGCTATAACATCAGCAGTTTGTTCAAGTTTTAAAAGTGAACTTTTAAGTGGTAAACACGACTTTGATTCTTCAGGTGGAGATACTTTTAAAATCGCTATGTTTACAAGTTCTGCATCTTTAGATGCAACTACAACAGACTACAGCACTTCAAACGAAATCACTAATTCTTCTGGAACTGCTTACACAGCAGGCGGATCAGCATTAACAAATCAAGGCGTAACTTTGTCAAGCACAACTGCTTACACAGACTTCGCAGATGTGTCTTGGACTTCAGCTTCATTCACAGCGAATGGTGCAATGATTTACAATACTACAACTGATGGCGGATCCAGCACAACAGATGCAGTTTGTATAATTGCGTTTGGTGGAGATAAAACAGTTTCTTCTGGAACTTTTACAATTCAATTTCCCGCAGCAGGAGCAACCACAGCTATTCTAAGATTAGCTTAAGGAGGTAGATCCTTATGGCTTCAATTTGGGGTGGTGATGATCCTTCAGTAGCCTGGGGTGAAAATACCTGGCAATCTAATACAGTACCAATATCCATAAGTGGTTTATCTTTTTCCACAGGTTTTAATTCATCAGTTACAGTTACAACTGAAATAAATGTTGGATGGGGATCCGATGCTTATGGTTATGAAAATTGGGGATCATCTGGTTTAGTAGTAGAAATTGATGGTCTTGACATTGGAACCGTTGAAGTTGGTGAAAATGGTTGGGGAACTATTGCATATGGAGAAAGTACTTGGGGTGAATGGAATCTTACTCCAGCAGATGTAGTTGGTTTAACAGGAGTTGAAGTTACTGCTTCTCAAGGTACTTCAAGCATCCAAGTTGATTACGTAGATACACCAAGTGGTTTATCTATTACCGCTTCTCAAGGAACGGGTTGGTCAGTTAATAATGGCGCTGACATGGTAGTTGGTGCAGGAAGCCAATCTTTTTCAGCTTCAGTAGGAGCAATAGCACCAGCCGATGTAGTTGGACTAACAGGAGTTGAATTTACTGCTTATCAAAATGCTGCTGGATGTAGTTTTATACCACAAGAACTTATTAATATTTCAGGAGTTTCATTTACAGCTTCCGTAGGGGCTATAACCCCAGATGCAATGACCGTGAGTTTTAGCGGTGTTTCTTTTAGTGGTTCGGTGGGATCTATAAGTCCTACGGATATGTCTGTAGGATTGACGAGTTTATCAATTAGTGGTAATGTAGGCGAATTATACCCGGTATATTTCAAAGATGTTGATATTGAATCTTCTGCAGGTTACGAAGATGTTGACATTGAAGGTTCCACAACGTATACAGATGTAAATATAGCGGCGTAAATTAGGAGATAAATAAATATGGCATCAACATACACACCCTTAGGTGTTGAAAAAATGGCAACTGGCGAAAATGCCGGTACATGGGGAACAAAGACTAATACAAACTTAGAGATTATAGAACAAATAGTTGGCGGATGGACTGTACAAGATATAGCAGGTGGTGCACAGACTACAACTCTTTCAGTTTCTGATGGATCAACTGGTGCAGTTCTATCTCATAGAATGATTGAATTCACAGGTTCTATTACAGGAAATCAAATCGTAACTATTCCATTAGATGTTCAAACTTTTTATTATTTAAGAAATTCAACATCAGGTGCATACACAGTACAATTTAAATATGTATCAGGATCTGGTGATTCGTTTACTTTTGGAACAACAAACAAAGGTGATGCTGTTGTATTCGCAACTGCAAATGATGGAACTAATCCAGATATAGATACCTTACCCGCTGGTGATGTTACAACAACAGGAACACAAACTTTAACAAACAAAACTTTAACAAGTCCTAAAATTGGAACTTCAATTTTAGATACTAACGGAAATGAACTAGCTTTATTAACAGCAACAAGTTCAGCTGTTAACGAAATTACATTAGCAAATGCTGCGACTGGAAATGGTCCAATTATTTCTTCAACAGGTGAAACAAACGTTGATTTAAATTTAAATCCTAAAGGATCAGGAGT